GCAGTAACAATTACACCGCAGTCTGGACTAAGCGTAAGTGTAGGTCTAGGTGCCGCGCGTGTTGTTACAACACAGACTACTTCTGCCAGAGTGGGTACTTCATTAGATGATCTATCAAGTGTAGATACATCTGGTGTACAGGATGGTTATACTTTAGTTTATGATACGACTGTAAATAAGTGGGTGGCTCAGATATTAACTGCAGCAGCCCCGACTACAATCGATGGTGGGACATTTTAGTCAAAAAATAACATAACATTTAACTAGGAGAAATTAAATGGCAACAACAATTCAAATTAAACGAAGCACGGGCTCAGCAGCTCCTGCAACAGGTGATTTGGTTGAAGCTGAATTAGCGTATTCAGAAGATAGATCCGGTAGTGGTGCAGCTGCCAAACTTTATATTAGTTCTATTGACTCAGGTGGGTCGGAAGTAATACAAGAAGTTGGTGGTAAATACTATACCGATCTTATTGACAACGCGGCTTCAGCAAATACTGCATCCACTCTTGTTAAAAGAGATGGAAGTGGTAATTTTTCCGCAGGAACAGTAACTTTTGGATCGCTAGCTGATGGATCAATAACGGTAACAGCATGGGTAGATGAAGACAATATGGCTTCAAACTCTGCTACGTTAATTCCAACACAGCAGTCCGTAAAAGCTTACGTTGATTCACAAGTAACAGCACAGGATATGGACGTAACGTCTGACTCCGGTACTATTGATGTTGATCTAGATTCAGAAACTCTAACTATTGCAGGGGGCACAGGTATTTCTACAAGTGCATCCGGTACAACGGTTACAGCTACTCTAGATAACACAGCGGTAACAGCTGCTGCTTATGGTTCAAGTTCAGCCATTCCAGTAATAACTATTGATGCTCAAGGACGTATAACAGCGGCCACTACAGCAGCAACAAGTTCAGTACTGACAATTGGAGCAGATTCAGGATCTAATGACACCGTAACGGTGGGAACAGATACCTTAGAATTCGACGGAACAGCCAATGAAATTGAAACAACCGTTTCAAACAACAAAATAACTATTGGATTACCTAACAATGTAACAATTGGTGGTAATTTAACAGTATCAGGAACAACTACAACAGTTGATTCCACAACCTTAAGTGTTGCCGATCCACTTATCATATTAGCTTCCGGTAATAACAGCTCTGACGCTGTTGATATTGGTTTATACGGCTTATTTGATACTTCAGGATCACAAGACTTATATGGTGGTCTATATAGAGACGCTTCCGATTCAGGTAAGTGGAAACTTTTTAAAGACAACCAAGCAGCTCCAACCACAACGGTTAATACAGGCGGTACAGGTTATGCAGTAGCAACACTTGTTGCTCACTTGGAAGATTCAAGTGTAGCAATTACAGGTGGTACTATTACAGGCATTACTGATCTAGTAGTAGCAGATGGTGGAACGGGCGTAGGCACTTTTACAAGCAATGGTGTATTATATGGTAACGGAGCAGGAGCTATACAAGCAACTGCAGCAGGTACCGATACATATATCATGTATTCTAATAGTGGGACACCAGCATGGACCAACGTCATAAGCGGCGGAACATACTAAATTTAATTATAGGGAATGAGAATGACAGAACAGAATGACCAAAGTGAATTAATTAATGAATATATTAAAAACTTAGCGGCGAAAGTCAACGAGTTACAAGCGGAAAACATTTTATTAAAAACTAGATTAAGTCTTTTGGAGACAGCGAATTTGGCGAAAGTACAACAAGCACAACAGGAACAGCAGGTGCAAGATGGTGGAGGCTTTGGGGCTGAAGAAGTACCCAAGGTAGAAGAACCAGCACCAACACCTGCACCTGAGGTGAAAATGAACGCTCGCCCAGGTTCAAAGAAGAAAAGAGACGTATCAGGACAATTTATAGAGGAGAAATAACATGGCGATAGTAATTAAGATTAAAAAATCTGAAACGGCAAATGATGCACCAACAACCTCAGATCTCGCAGTCGGAGAAGTTGCATTAAATACAGCAGATAAAAAAATCTACGTAAGGGATAGCTCAGATGCTATCATTAACATTGCTAACTATGTTGAAGCAGACTTATCCTTAGTATTCCCAACAGGAGACTATGGTAGTGTTGCAAACGCATTAAGTGAAGATGCCTTTGGACAGTTAATAGACAAAATCTATGATCTGAAAGGAGATTACACTTCGGTTAATCCTACTATTAAAATGCGGGTCGCTACTGAAGACTTAGGCGCTTTTTCATAACTAATAAATTAGAGGAAAACAAATGGCAGTTACAGTACAATTTAGAAGAGGCACAGCAGCCCAGAACAATGCGTTCACAGGTGCAGCAGGTGAAATTTCGGTTAATACTACTAACAACGCTATTAGGGTCCACGATGGAAGCACGGCAGGCGGAACAGAGTTAATGCTCGCTTCGGCTGCTAATATTTCTGGAAACATTCCCGGTGGGAATGTTGACGGTACAATAGATGGCGGAACATATTAAATAGGAGAAAACAATGCCAACACAAGTACAATTTAGAAGGGGAACGACAGTCCAAAACGACGCGTTCACTGGTGCTGAAGGCGAAATTTCCGTCGATACTACTTTAGATCATGTTAGACTGCATGACGGCTCAACACAAGGCGGGTTTAGGCTTGCCAGATATTCCGAAATACAAGACGGAGATATCACAGCGGTCGTAGCAGGAACAGGATTAGCAGGTGGTGCGACAAGTGGAAGTGCAACGGTTAGTTTATCTCACTTAGGAATTGAAAGTTTATCAGATCCCAATGCAGACAGAATTGTATTTTGGGACGATTCAGCTGGAGCCGCACAATGGCTAACAGCTGGAACAGGGTTAAGTATATCAGCAACAACAATTGCAGTAGGTACACTAAACCAAGACACTACAGGTACAGCAGCATTAGCAACTAGCATAACAGTTACTGCTAATAATGCAACCGACGAAACAACCTATCCAGTCTTTGTAGATGGAGCAACAGGTACTCAGGGAGCAGAAACAGATACAGGGTTATCATATAATCCAAGTTCTGGACTACTAACTACTACAAGTGTTGCAGCAGCATTGACAGGAAATGTAACGGGTAACGTAAGTGGATCTTCAGGATCGACTACGGGTAACGCAGCTACAGCTACAGCTTTAGAAACAGCTAGGACTATTGGCGGAACATCTTTTGATGGTACTGCAAATATAGCAGTTGGTTTAGCAGCAACAGCAACAGCGTTAGCATCAGCACGAACAATCCATGGCGTATCATTTGATGGTACGGCTAACATAGATTTAAGTGAAGTAATATCTGATACGGTTGGAGCAATGGTTAGTTCAAATACTGAAAGTGGTATTACAGTAGCGTATGACGACGCAGATAATACTATTGACTTTACAGTAGGAACACTTAACCAAAGCACTACAGGTAACGCAGCTACAGCTACAGCATTAGCAACAGCTAGGACTATTGGTGGAGTATCATTTGATGGTACGGCCAATATTAACCTACCAGGAGTTAACGCAGCAGGTAACCAAGCAACTTCAGGACTAGCAGCAACGGCAACGTTAGCAGCAGCCTCGACAGCTTTGGCTACAGGTAGAACAATATCATCAACAGGAGATGTCGTATGGACATCCGCCTCATTTGATGGTACTGGCAACGTTACAGGTTCAGCGGTTATACAAGCAAATAGTGTCGCCCTAGGAACTGATACAACAGGAAATTTCATGACAGACGCGGCTGCAGGAACAGGTGTTACAGTAACACACACTCCAGCAGAAGGTTCAACAGCAACAATAGCAATAGGACAAGCAGTAGCAACAAGCTCTGATGTCCAATTTAATGATGTAACAGTTAGTGGAAATCTAGATGTTAATGGTACAACCACAACAATAGATTCTACAAATTTAACAGTTACCGATGCTTTAATTGAACTAGCAAACGGAACATCTGGAACACCAGGTAATGATTCCGGTCTAATCATAGAAAGAGGAAGTGCAGATAATGCGTTCATCGGTTATGATGAAAGTGCAGATAAATTCACAGTAGGAACAGGAACCTTTACGGGTGCAAGCACAGGTAATTTAACAATTACTGCAGGCACCTTAGTAGCAAACTTAGAAGGAGACGTTACAGGCGATTTAACGGGTAATGCAGATACAGCTACAACAGCTACAACTGCAACAAATGTTACAGCAAGTGCTAATAATAGTACAGACGAAACAGTTTACCCTACATTCGTAGACGGCGCAACAGGCGGACAAGGTATAGAAACAGATACAGGATTAACATATAATCCAAGTTCTGGGACAGTAACTTCAACCGTTTTTGTAGGCGCTTTAACAGGTAACGTTACAGGAAATGTAAGTGGATCTTCAGGATCTACCACAGGAAATGCAGCAACAGCAACAGCATTAGAAACAGCGAGAACAATTGGCGGTACATCTTTTGATGGCACAGCTAATATAGCGGTAGGTTTAGCAGCCACAGCAACAGCACTAGCAACAGCTAGGACTATTGGTGGTGTATCATTTGATGGTACAGCTAACATAAATCTACCAGGAGTTAACGCTTCAGGTACACAAAACACATCAGGCTTAGCAGCAACGGCAACGTTAGCAGCAACAGCTACAGCTTTAGCAACAGCACGAACAATCCATGGAGTATCATTTGATGGTACAGCTAACATAGATTTAAGTGAGGTTGTTTCAGATACAGTAGGAGCGATGGTTACTTCCAACACGGAAACAGGTATTACAGTTACATATCAAGATTCTGATAATACAATAGATTTCGTAATAGGAACACTTAATCAAAATACAACAGGAACAGCAGCTTCTTGGGCAACAGCTAGAACATTATCCTTTACAGGTGATGTTACAGGCACAGGCTCAGTTGATGGCTCTGCAAATGTTGCAACAGCTTTAACTATAGCAGCCAATAGTGTGGCTTTAGGTACAGACACAACAGGAAATTACATGGCGCAAGTAAGTGGAGGAAACGGTATTACTGTTTCTCATTCACAGGGCGAAGGCTCAACTGCAACCATAACAGGAACAGCAATATACAACGCAGCCGGTAGTTTACTGAACTAGGATAGATTATGGCTTTAGCTAGTAGAACGGATCTACAGGATTATTGTCTAAGGAGACTTGGAGCTCCTGTGATAGAAATAAATGTGGATGAGCAACAAGTCTCGGATAGAGTCGATGATGCCATCCAATATTGGCAAGAATATCACTTCGACGGTGTCGAAAGGACTTTTGTCAAACATGCAATCACAGGTTCCAAAGTACACTTGACAACTAATGTAGCAGCAAACTTCCAAAAAAACGAAAAGATTGAGGGTGGCACAAGTGGCGCCCTCGCCAAGGTAGTCTCCGGCTCAGGCCAAGAGATTACTATAGAGAGGATGGATACGGGGAGCAATGATTTTGTAGCAAGTGAACAAATAACTGGAAGTATATCCGGATCGGTTGCAACATTACACCCCACCACCTTTTATACACAGGGAGATATTGAAAACGGATATGTCCCTATTAGTAATAACATATTAGGCATCACAAAGGTATTTAACTTTGGTGGTGCAGCAACCAATGTATCCAGAGATGGAGAATTGTTTGACTTAATGTATCAATTTAGAATGAATGATCTATATAATTTAATGGGCGCGGATATGGTCTATTATAGTGTGGTACAAAGTCATTTGACTACATTAGAAATGCTTTTAGCAGGTAGTAGACAAATACGTTGGAACAGAAAAACAGACAAGCTTTATATGGACACGGACTGGGACAAAACATTTAACCCAGGTGATTATTTAGTAGCAGAAGCATGGGCTTTACTAGACCCGTCATCATACCCAGAGGTATATGACGATATGTTTCTTAAGAAATACGCCACTGCTTTAATTAAAAGACAATGGGGCTCTAACATGAGCAAGTTCTCAGGGATTCAAATGCCAGGCGGTGTTACCCTGAACGGCGATCAAATATTTCAAGAAGCAATACAGGAGATAACGGTTATAGAAGAGCAGATGCAGAAGAGTTACGAACTGCCCCCACAATTTATGATAGGATAGTGAAAAATGCCAACAAACTTTTATTTCCAATCGGGCCAAGGACAAGGACAAACAAACGAACAAAGATTAGTTGAAGACTTAATAATAGAAAGTCTTAAAATCTACGGCCACGACGCATATTACCTTCCTAGAACACTAGTCAATAAAGATACGATCTTTGATGAAGATGAGCTGTCTAAATTTACACAAGCATATCCTCTGGAAATGTATTTGGATAATGTAAATGGGTACGAAGGACAGGGAGATATATTTACAAGGTTTGGATTAGAAGTTAGAGACCAAGCAACCTTTGTATTGTCAAAAAGACGTTGGGACGATATTGTACTGACTTCTGGAGGCACCTTTACACAAACAACAAGGCCTTCTGAAGGAGATTTAATATATTTAGAGAAAACAAAATCACTATTTGAAATTAAATATGTTGATTTCCAAAATCCATTCTATCAGTTAAACCAACTTTATGTATTTAGATTAACTTGTGAGCTCTTCGAATACAGTTCAGAGGATTTAGATACAGGCATTACTACAATAGATGGAATAGAAACTAAATACTCTCAGGACATGTTAGAGTATCAGTTACAATTAGAAGATGGTAGTTTGTGGCTTAAAGAAGATACAGGATCAATAATTAATGAATCATATCAAACAAGCTTCTCAGAACCAATTGATAATTTAGACTTTGATAACATACAATTCCTAGAAGGTATATTAGACTTTAGTGAGAAGAATCCATTTGGAGAAATAGGTGTTTAAAGATCAAACATTTTATCACCAGCATATACGAAAAGCAATAATTGCTTTCGGAACAATATTCAATAATATAAACGTTGAACGTAAAAATAAAGCTGGAGCAGTAGCACAAACTCTTAGGGTACCATTATCATATTCAACTAAGCAAAAATTTATGACAAGGATTGCTAGAGTTACAGGTACTGATACAAGAGGTGAAGTAGCTATAACATTGCCTCGTATAGGTTTTGAAATAATGGGTCTTAACTATGATCCTAGTCGAAAGACAACAGTAATACAAAGGAACAAAGCCGTAGGCACAGGCGATCTCGCAAATACAGTTAGAGTAGCATTTAACTCTGCGCCATTTAATATGAATTTGGCCTTATATATATTTGCGAAGAACCAGGATGATGGATTACAAATTGTGGAACAAGTTCTCCCATATTTTAATCCAGACTTTAACGTTACAATAAACGATTTACCTGAACTAAATATAAAACGTGATATAAAAATCACATTAGATAATGTTGGTTATGAAGATGAATATGAAGGAGACTTTGCTAGTAGATTAAGTGTTATATGGACTTTAAATTTTACAATGAGACTTAATTTTTATAGTAACGTAGATAATGTTGGAATAATTAAGAAAGTTATTGCAGATATATACAACGACCCAACATTGTCATTGTCCTTGGCCAATTTAAGGAGTAACGTAACTGCTTATGTTGATCCAGCTGACGCAAGTCCAATTGACGCATATTCATTTGTGGAGGAATTTGATGACAACTTCGAATAAAAAGAATCCTTTTAACGATTTAGATAAAAAATTTAATACTAAAGAAGTTACTAAGGCACTAGAAAGAAACCTTAAAGAAAGAGAAGAGGAAAGGAATAAACAACTTCCTATTATACCGATGTCTGATGAAGACAGAAAATCACTGCTCGCTAAACAACAAGAGGAAGACTTCCAGTATGCTAGATCAATACTAAAACAGGCAGAAGCATACAACGATGAAGCCATACAAGGCATATTACATATTGCTAGAAACAGTGACCAACCACGTGCATATGAAGTAGCAGGCGGACTAATTAAAAACCTACAAGACACCGCTAAAGATATGATTGATGTACAAGAAAGACAGAAACGTGTAACAGCAGACGATCCTACTGCTAAAGGATCAGTTAAAACAACGAACAATTTATTTGTAGGTAGTACAAAAGACCTGTTACAAGCATTAAAAGGAGACCCCGATCCTAAAATAATAGACGTAGAGAAAGATGACGCAAGCGGAAGGAAATAGTTACCACGGCAATCCTAACCTTAAACCGTTAGCGTATCAGCACGATTTCTCTAAAGAAGAAATTTCTGAGTATGTTAAATGTAAAGCAGATCCAATTTATTTTATAGAAACTTATGTAAAGATAATTTCATTAGATAAAGGGTTACAATCATTTGATTTATATGATTGCCAAAAAGAAAAAGTAGATGTTATAATGAATAATAGACGTGTTGTGATAATGGAAGGACGACAACAAGGGAAAACTGTGGTAGCAGCAGCGTGTATTTTACATTATACTATCTTCGAAGAGGATAAAACAGTAGCTATTATGGCTAATAAGAGTGCCGCTGCAAGGGAAGTGTTAAACAGATATCAAATAATGTATGAGAACTTACCTATTTGGATGCAACAAGGGGTAAGAACATGGAACAAAGGTGATGTAGAATTAGAAAATAATAGTAAGGTAGTAACAGCAGCAACAACAGCAGCAGCGATACGGGGTAAGTCTGTTAATTGGCTTTACATAGATGAGGCAGCAATCATACCTAATAACATCGCGGACGAGTTTTTTACTTCTGTTTATCCAACAATTTCAGCGGGAGAGACAACTAAAATACTATTAACCTCTACTCCGTTAGGGTATAATCACTTTTGGAAGTTCTGGAATGAGGCAGAGAAAGGACAGAACGGCTTTGAAAACATGTTTATTCCTTACTATGAGATACCTGGACGTGATGAGAAGTGGTTAGGAGAACAGAGACAGCTTCTTGGTGACGTTAAGTTTAACCAAGAGGTCTTATGTGAATTCTTAGGTTCAACTAATACATTAATTAACTCACAAACTATAGGTGCCATGAGTACAAAAGAGCCTATATTTCAAAACAATAATTTAGACATATACGAAGAGCCACAAGAGGATCATTACTACGCTATTACAGTCGATACAGCCAGGGGAATTGGCGGAGACTTCTCCGCTTTTGTTGTTGCAGACGTTACAGAAATGCCTTATAGTATAGTAGCAAAGTATAAAGATAACAAAATTTCACCTATGTTGTTTCCAGATGTTATTGGAAAGATAGGAAAAGATTATAATGACGCATTTGTATTAGTAGAAGTTAATGATATAGGACAACAAGTAGTAGAGATCTTACATCAAGAAATTGAATATGAGAATATATGTCATACAGTTACAGAACAAAACAGACAATTTGTAAGTCCAGGGTTTGGTAAAACAAGTAAGAAAGGTGTTACAACATCAAAGCAAGTAAAAAGACAAGGGTGTTTTGCCTTTAAATCTTTACTTGAAGAACAAAAACTGTTGATATTTGATGAACATATCATACATGAAATATCAACATTTATAGAAAAGGGTAACACATATCAGGCAGACGTAGGCTATCATGATGATTTAGTTATGTGTTGCGTACTGTTTGGATGGTTAACAACACAAAATTTCTTTAAAGACATGACAGATGTCAACACACGGGAAGGATTATACAAACAACAAATGGGTGAAATAGAACACAACCTAACTCCCTATTTAAGAGACGATGGACAAGAGCCAGAGTTTGAAGTAATCAATGGAGACTTGTGGTTATTAGAAGACGATTTTCATAAGAATGTAGATAAGAAAATGAAAAAAATATCTGAGCAGTATGCTCGTACTCAAGAAGATAAAGTAACTGAGAAAGGAATACGGCGTACACACAAGTAAAAAGAACTGTACATATAGAAAAAAGGTTCTAAAAATTATAATTTATAAATAGTTGCGATGATAATAATTAAACTTGTGTCATTCATAAGATAAAA